TGTCAAAAAGCCGAAGCTGGTGTTTGGTCAGGCTATAACGAAAATATGACCTACGAAGAAGAAACCATCGAGGACGCCCTTGTTACCCTTTGCGAAACCGTGTTTGACCCGGATCGCGCAGCGCCGTTGATCCGCAAGAACATCGCCAATCGCATTGCCTGCGAATACACTGTGAAGTTCTACGGCACGGAGGCTGGGATTATCATGGAGACGAATCTAATCACCAAGGCAGAGCCTAAGAGGCTTGGAAAGAAGGTGGTGGTATGAGTGATGAAATTAATCAACTAATCCAGTTATTAGATGCTGCTCACGCGAATCTGGTCAAGGCTCGCAAAATAGCTGCCTTATCAAAGCACGAAAGTTACGAGGAGATCGGCGATGCAATCGAGTGTGTCGAAGCCGCCTTTGTGTGGACTCACAAATTGCCAAGAGGCAATTCAAAACAGAAATCTACCTCATCTCCTCCACCCACCGAACCATAATCGGCGTGATCGTGGCATTGTCGCCATCGTGCATTGAGCAGCCTTTTGGGCATTCGATGAACCAAGTGCCGTCGTAGCCAATCTTAGGCCTCTCCTTGTGCTGGCGGCAGGCTGGAGCGGTCTGGTTGAAGTCCAGCATTAGGCGCTCGATTTGGGTCATGCTTTGATTTCGGAAAACCTCCACAAGAAACCCCTTGCTGTTTTAAAGTGTTTTCTTCCCAATGCGCAAGAGCCTATGTGGGATGCGTTTGCTCCAGTTGCCGCTGCTGCGTGCAATGTAGATGAAAATATAGCGATCACCTCGCCAAGCTGATTTAGCTGCTCAACTTGTTTTTGCCTTTTGTCGTATGCGATTCGCATGCGCCTCTTAACTTCCGGCCTTTGGTGTGCCAACCGAACAGAATTTGCCATCTTCGCCAATGACCTCGGTGACTTGCTAGCCAAGCACATTGCTTTATTGTGTTCCTTTGTCATGCGGGCGCTACTTATTGCGGATAACTTCCTTTTAGTTGCATCCGTCACGGCTCTGCCAGTATTTGCAATTCTTAAAATTTCGGAAAATCCGTCCGGCTTCTTCTTGCCTTTGTTGGCAGCGGATATTTTTTTCCGAACTTCCGGTGAGAGGGTTTTCCCAATATGGGAGGCTGACATCTTTTGTCTTGTTTCGTCAGATGGAAGTATTCCGCCGCGACCTCCATTGTTTAAATTTGTAAGCCTGCATCCTAGAAATCGGAAATAGGCAATCCACCATTCCTCCGATTTTTGCCAATCTTGGTCGTTACTGTCTTCGATGGTTTCCAAGACTTCTATTTCCGGTTTCAGGCCGTCTTTCTTCAGGGAGGCAATCCATGATGCTTTGTGATTGTTTTCTTTCCGAATCAGGTGTTTGCGAAATCTGGAATTAATGTCAATCGACTTCCCAATATACCGAATCTCCTTTGTCTTTGGATCAAACAAGCCGTAAATATGCACTTTCATTCCGTTGGAAGTCCCGAAAATCCACATGACAAACGAAGCGCATCCATTGGAAAAGCAGGCCCCGGATCGTTTTTGCGAAATTTCGCAATATCCTCATGACCAATCACATCGTCGAGATTGTAGCGTTCAACGAGCGCCTTGGCCAGTTCCGTGCAAGCCTTCACCTGCGCCTCGGGATATGCTTCCCATTCCGTAATAGGCCCGCCGTTCTTGTGGCGAGCTTTCACCAGTGGCAGCTTAGTCCACCTAGAAGCCAGTTTGGCGTCGTCGCCAGCGTTGGCTAGTTCAATGCCAATCGAGCACGAATTGAGGCCGTCAAAACCCTTCCATTTCGATTTGCCAGCATGTCCGCAGACTACGTTAAAGGGACGACACTGGATGATTGAGCCGTCGCGGTCGATAACGATGTGGGCAGAAGCCCCTTTGGCCGCTGGCGTCTTCCAGAAATTGACGGAGGATTGAGCAGAGGCACCGCTTGTGAAATGGATCACAAGGAAGCGCCGAACAGGCATCGGCGATCCTCCCGCAATTCGGTCACGCTTCACGCCTTCAAGCCAGTGGTCTTTGGTGATGTTCATAAATTCGGATTCTTGATGATAATCAAACCCCAAATAGTCAGCGCGACCGCCGTAAACAGCAGGCCAGCAATGACGGATGGTGTGAACTCGATGTTCATTTCGGCTCAACGTCCTCCTCAATCATTCGAGTGTTGTGCTTGTAAAGAAATGCGGCCATGTCGGTGCTGAGTTTGTCCACTACTTCCTCGGGCAACGCCCATTCCCATTCGTGGAGAAATTCATGAATTAAAATGCGGAGATGAGGCTTGCCGCGAAGCCGGTCGTCTATTTCAATTCTTCCATTACCGTGCGCAAGCCCGAGAGCGCAATGTCTCCCGAGCTTGCGACGTAGAACGGTTATGGAGCTTGATTTCACTTTTTGCGTAGCTGGGCAACCATTGAGGCGTTCGCCCCGTTGATGCGATGAGCGATGTAGCTGTTGCTTTTGCCCTTGTGGCGTTCAATAGCCGCCAAGATGCGTTCTTCTAGGGACTTGGGCTGACTTTTTGTGGCGATGCCTTCCTTGGTAGGAGAAATACCATCGTCTGTCTTTTGTCGATAGCATCGAACGCGAATGGTCATGCGGCGTTTCATGTCCCAAACTGGAAACTCCTGAGTCTCGAAAGCTCCCGATGCCAGACCGCCTTTGAGCAGGTCGTGAACCCGCTCTGGAGAGCATTGAAGCTCGGCTGCGATCTTGTCTTTGGTGTCCCAACCTGCCGGGATGCTGAACTTCTGGACGTTGATTTTATCGACTGCTTTTTGCCAATTCATAGTGTGTTTTGCGTGGTTTATTGTCTGTTTTTGCGTGGCTTATCCAACAAAGATCGGGAAGGTGACTGTCCTTCCGTAGCGTTTGTCGAAAATGAATCCCGTTTGGGAAGGTGGTTCGTATGGGGCTTTAATGACAACGGAGTAGGCGTTGTATCCAATCAAACTCCCGTTGCAAATCCACTTCGGGTTCTGCTGACTCTGGTGCCAGTGACCAAAGATGTCGAGGTCTGCCGGGACACCCTTGTTCCAAGACGCAATAGCTTTCTCAACTGGGATGGTCAAACCACCAATGCCGCCTTGATACTGCAATCCGTCGCCGTGATGAATGCGCAGGGTCTTGCCATAGAGGTCGAGAAGCAGGTGGTAGCCATCGGAAACGTGCCATTTGGCCTTGCTGCCCATGTGCTTCGCCATCGTCTTGTAGAGCATCCACTCGTAGGAGTTGGCTGCACCTGTGGCGTGTCGTGGTTTGCGACATGTTCGACCATGATTTCCATAGACGCAAGGAATTACTATCTCTCCAAAGTGCTTCGACAAAAGCTCAACACCGCTGGCAATTTGATCTTGAAGCCACAGAACCGTTTGCGTAGGCGATAGAGCATTGTTCTCCATCAGTTCCTCATGGATGTAGCCCGTCATCAAATCGCCCCCTAAAACAAGCACAAGGCGGTCAATTTTGGCTCCGTGACGCTGAATCTGAGCCATGCGAACAATGGACTGCCAGAAACGGTTGATGCGCTGTTCAGCAATGTCCAGATTGAACTCGTTCAGGTTGTTGATGGTCTTGCCCTCAACGGTTTCCTCAACGTGCCAGTCAGAAGCAACGGCTACAAAAGTGGCCTCTGCGTCCGCATCTGGAGAAACCTTAATCTTGGATGGCCTAGGCTTTTCTGAGCAGATGCCCAGCGCCGTATTGAGCTGCTGGTCTTTTTCCGAGATGATGTCGAGGAGGTTTTTACGCTCGGATTCAAAGTCGGCCACGGTCTTTTTGTGGCGAATTTCCTGTGTTTCGTGAACGGCTGCGGACCAATTTTTCATATTTACTTTGGGTTAAGTGCTTCTTGAACGCGCTTCATGTAAATATCCGCCGAATACCACCTCTCGTCAACCTGAGAGGTATAAATACCATCCTTGGTCTGGATGGTCGTCCCAGCTTTAAGCTCCAGTGTGTCGGGAGAGTAAACTTGCATTGAGCTGGCGACGGTAGGCGAGGTTTGAGCGCAGCCTGTCAGCAACGGTGCGATCAGCAGGAGTGCCTTTATTTTCATGGTCGATGATCTTTTCGGTTAGGGACTCACACTCCTTGGTCACCTGCCACTGGAGCCACAAAGGAAAAGCCTTCGCGAGTGACGCAAAGGCTTCGAGAGCGGCAGTGATGGCGGCCAGAATGCTCATTTCACAGCATACTTGCGGGCTACGAACGACAGGCCGGTTTCAAGGAGCCAGCTTGCTCCAGAGATGATGCCAGCAGTGATGGTGGTCGTGAGTTCCGCATCCACTCCTTTAGCAGCGAGGTAAGCAGACAAAGCGCCAGCCGCATAGGTGACGCCCTTCAAGGCCTGACGAATGATCCAGCCGGAGTTGGTAGTGGCGAGTTTGATGGCAAGTTCTTTCATGGGTTAATGCTTACGTTTATTGTTGGGTTCTGTCAAATCCTCGTTTTTGGACGACTTAGCCTTCAGGGCGTCAAGAGACAGGTTTTGATAGTCTCGCAGGGACTTGTTTTGATCCTCCTGTAGCTGCTCAATCTTGGTCCCTACGTCGTCAATCATCTTAGTA